ATTTGATCTGAAGTAGAAGGCATCTCAGCAGATACCATACGAAGGAAAGAACCGATAGATCTGTTTCCATATCTTTCAACTTCTTTTTCGTACACATCTGGTAAAAATTGTTGTGTCCATTGATCAAAGGCAGCTGCCGTGAAATCAATGTAATTTCCGGAGTACAAAGTTTTAGTTTGCGTTGGTTGCAACGCAGCGGGTACTCCTGCTGTAAAAGCCATAGTTGTGTTTTGATTTTAAGTTATTATTTCCATTTAATTCGCAATTTATCTGAGGAATCTCCAGAAACAACTCTAATTTTATCACCACTATTTGTTGTAATAGTAGAAGACTCTTGTCTAGGGTCCATGTTTATATTTTTAGCTGTCTTAGCAGAATCTTTAATAGCGTCGGCACGGCCTTGCTCATAAAAATGATTTGCTAATTTATCTGCATGCTGTGCAGCAAATAAAGCTTTATGATAATCACGGGCATTAGTAATACTTCCATCATCACTAGTATAATGATTTAAAAAATTTGAAATATCTGATTGAAATTCTTTAAGCTTGCCAGGGTTGTCTACTTTAAATCTATATTTGTTTTCTCCTACCTTAAAATCAAAACCTTTGAATTCTTCGTTAAAAACAGTATTTGTTTGCTTTATAAAAGCCTCCTGTGCAGTATTAGCTTGCTCTTGATATTGCTTAGAAGTATTATAAAATTCTAAAGCTTCTTTATACTTAGGATCAATATCTTTCTGTTTTCTTAACTTAAGATCAGTGTAATATTTTTCTTTTGCAGTATGTAGCAGCTCTTGAGCCTTAAATACTTCTTCTTTAAAAGCTAATTGCTTAGCTTTTATGTCAGACGGATCATCCGCCTCCGCATCATAGGCAAAGTTTTTATCCATTAAAAAATTGATATCTTCTTTATCTAAATGCGGTTTGGTATATTCGTAGTATTCTTGTAATAAGCTTACATTGTCTAACTTAGAATAATCTCGATTAAGTTTAGCATAGTCATCAAGATTACCTCCAGTTTCTTCCATAAACTGTACAAGTTTTTCTACTCCTTCAGGAAGTTTTTGTTGTTTTTCTTCCTGTAATATTTTTTCTTCTTTAACAGGGGTTTCTTTTTTCTCCTGCTTAATTTGTTCTTTAGGCTCGTCTGTAATAAGTTCTAAAGGTGAATCTGAAGACTCTAATACTTCTTCCTTTTTTTCAACGGTTTCTTTTTCTTCTTTACTATCTTGCTCCCGTACGTTTTGCTCCACCTTCTGGCTATCTCCGGGTAATTCATCCACAGAAATTTCCTCTGTTTTTCGCTCCTGAATGGCATTTTCTTTAGATTTAGGTTCTTCTTTAACTTCTTTTACAGGCTCTGATTTAGCCTCTTTTTTAGGTACGGGTGGTTTATCTACATTAATTTTGTAAACACCATCTTTTTGTAACCCAAATTCCGGATTAACTTTTCCCTCATCCACAGCTTTTTCTAATACAGCTGCTTCTTTTTGTTGAGGAGTAGTTACATCAGGATTAATTTCTCCAGCGTCTTTAACTTCAACTTTTGGAGCATCTTTTACTTCTTGTTCTTCCATAATTGTATATAATAAAATAATTGTTTAAATGTTTAGGAGGCTTCAAAACGACCCATATCGAATCCTCCTAAGGTATCATTACCTTTTGATTCAAAATCTTTAACTGGATTGTCAGTATTAGGAGCACCACTTAATTTACCACTTGTTTTAAGTTTTGTGTCTTCGCGGATTAACTCCCGTTGTAGCATGGATTGATTGCTTCTTTCAGCAAGTTCCATTTGAGATTTTAATTCTAGTTCTTTTAATTGAACATTTAAATTAAATTCATATTGCATTAATTCTTTTTTAGCACGTGTTTCTACTTCCATTTTTTTAATATCCATTTCATTTTCTGCTGTAGATAACTGTACTTTAGATTCAGTTTTCATTTGTTCTGCTTGGGCTTTAGCCTCTTCAATTTGTATTTGGGCTTGTCCTTGTGCCTCAGCTTGAGCGGCAGAAGCTGCTTGTGCTTGTTGTCTATCTGCTTCTTGTTTAGCTACTCTTCTAAATTTTAATAATTGATTAGCTAATTTAGTATTTTTTACTTCTCTAACATCAATAGCATCTTCTAAATGGATACTATCTTTAGAAAGTGCTACTTGTATATTATTTTCTAATAACTGCTTTTCATTTTCATCAGGGGCTAGCTCTAAGAAAATACCAAAATCATGCAGATTAAGATTTTGTAGCTCCTGAAGAGACCCTACTGAAAACTGCCCAATAGAATCTATAAACATTTCTTTTGTTGGGTGATATTCTAAAACATCTTTAAACCTAAGTGATATAGCTTCAGCTAAGCAAGTAGTTATAAACATGCTTGATTGTAAAATATGCCTTGTTGCAACATTGCTATTTGCGGCAGCTAATTTTTGCACACCTACTAATGAATATTGATCTGGATCCGCAGCATCTCTAGCTTCATTTAATCCAGTAACATCTCTCATCATTTGTATATATTGGTTATATGCACCAATTAATACTTGAATTTGTTGACCACCACCACCGGGTAATTCTTGGATAGGAATATTACCATTGTTTCTTTCACCTTCCATTGTTAAAGATCTACCTATAATAGATCCTGTTTGGAAGTACATATTTAATGCTTCTTGAGGATTATAATTGGTACCATTACCTAAATCAATTTCAGCTAAACCATCTGCATCTAAATAAACACCTGAAGGTGTCATTCTTTGAATAGCTTGTTGAAGTTTTAAATGAGTTAATTGAACTAGATCAGCATAAGGGGTCATTTTAGACACTAGTGAATTAATATTTCCTTTATATAATCTAGGAGCACTAACAATGTAATTCATCATTACTTTATTAATGTTAGATGAAGGCCGAATCATATTACTAGCTTTTTTCCAACTTAGTAAAGTCTCTGTTCCTAAAACTAAACAACCCTCATAAATTACTTCTCTAGTTTGTTTTACTTTTTCAAACCGAGTTCTTTTATCTTTTGGTGGATTAAAAGTATCGTCTTTTTTAATTGCTTTATTAGCACCTGTAGGGATTTCTTTAATTTTATATACATCGTGTTCCCATGTTTTCCAATTAAAATATAGAACTGTTAAAGTATTTTTAGCAGCAAGCTCACTGTTGTTATAAAAGTTATAAGTAGGATCGTTGTAATCATTCCAATTAGATCCTTTATTAACCAACTCTTCAATTTCTTCATTACTTAAGCCTGGAAATTGTTTTTTAAGCTCATTAACTTTTATTGTTTTAACTTCACCAAAATAATAACAATCTCCAAAATTAGGATCTTCTGTAAATGACCAAACTAAATTAGCGGGATCTACATATTCTACTACAACGCCATCGGTATTATTAAACCCATGTTTAGCTGCACCTATTCCTAGAGTAGTTAAATCATAATCAATACGTTTTTTGGTTTCATCATACTTATTAGCTTTAAAAATATTGTTAATAGCCTCTTCTTCGGCCATCTCAATACCTTGCTTATAATTAAGTTGCATATAAAGCTCTAATTCCTCAGTATTAGCTGGCAATTCATTTACTGCAAAATTTCTAGCAGAAACCCCTAGTTTTTGCTCTATATCTAATAATAAATTAGCTGTATTTAAATCTTGTTGTATATCATTAACAAACTTTGTTCTTTTTCCAGTAGAAATATTGTCTTGCCCTACTGCTTTAATAGAGAATAATCTATCTTGCATTCCATTTACAACAATATCTACAAATTTAGGGATTATCGGAACTGGTTTCCAATCTAAATTTAAATAAGATAAATCTCCATTAATTGCAAATTCATCTTTATATTTTCTAATTGATTGTTCTCCGCGAGCGTATAATCTAAGTCTGTGAGCTTCTTGCCTAGAATTATAAAACTTCCCTATTCCATTATTATCTTTATTGAACCACTCCTGTTCAATAGCTCTTCCAACTGATAAACCATAATTCATAGTTTGCTTTTCAGCATCAGAAACTGCTTGACTTGGAAATTGTGTAAGAACTTTTCCTTTTAATTTTGCCATATTTATTTTATTAACTCGCTTTGATAACCTTCATTTCGATATTTTGAAAATCCAAAATCTAATTTTTTAACTGTCCTTTCAGTATTGGGCTTATATAAATGTTTTCTACAAGCCATAATTGCTAGTCCACTACTAATAGAAGCATCAAAAGATGTTCTTCGAGATATATCAAATCTCGCCCAATCTTCTAATGTTCTTTGAAAATACATATTACCATACTGTTCATTGCTTTTACCTACATATTCTTCAATATAAGATTCAATTGCTGAAGCATGAGCTTGTTTTATATCTTCTGAAGTATTAGGAATGCCTCCTAATTCTAATTCAGTTTTAGAAAGTGCCCCTTTTAATTTATCAGGGCGGTTCATAGAAAACCCTCTATAGCCTCTTCTTTTTAAATGGTATAATAAACGTGGTTTGTTATTTTCAGCTAAAATTGGCATTCCATAAAAAATTAATGCCATTAAAACATCTTCAAAAAATATTTCTGCTGTTTGGGGTCTTGCAATGTACTCTAAAAAAAACTGAGTATTAGGTACATCACTAGTCATAGTGAATGTTGTTAACCCATGTAACGACCCATTCGACCCTCCTCCTCCGACTGTTCCTGAAATATCATAAGGATCACATCCAAAAGCACCTAATCCATCATTTCCTGGGTACTTAACTCCATTTTTTTTAAATACATTATTTTGTAACTGGGCTGGTGGTAACCAAGAAACTTTAAACCTCCCATTTTGTATAGGAGTCCAAATTACTTCAGTATCTTTTATACCATTTTTCCAACCAAAAGCGCCTTTAATAACTCTTCCTCTAAAACCCATTTCCTCGTTGTAGTCAATTTGTTCATAAATTTTAGTTAAATTAAATAATGAGTTTAAAGTTTCATCTCTAAAAGCATGTTTTTCAGATCTCGGAAATTGCCTATAATATTCATTTAAAGCATCGGCATCACTTTTTAGCCCCTCAACCTCATTTTCCCAGTGATTAATGACTCCCGTAAATATGAGTTCACCGTCAATTCCTTCAACCGGTTTTGATGGTGTATCGAAGACAGGGTATCCATACTTATCAATAAACCCTTCGAAGCCCCATTCCATAGGTATGAACAGAGCATATAATCCACTTGTAGTCTGGCCATTACGATTTCTATTTTTGACATCTGAATTGTAATATAATTTTTTAAATTTATCTCCTCCTTTGTCTAATGAATTAGAGGTAGATCCCATCATACATTTTCCTACTATTTTCGACCCGAGACGGAGACACGTTTTGGTGACCCGCCAGTTGTTGAGGATGTTGTCGGGCCTTTCCCACTTCCCCGACTCATCGTGGACAAGTAGCTGGAGCTTCTCCCCATCGTAGGAGTTATCCCCCGTGTTCTTCCAATCGATCGTTGTGTCCAATCCATCTTGGGTCTCATCCCCCTGATCGGTGCTGGTGGATCGTAACGTGTTTCGTGTGAGTCGTCTTGAGGGTACTTTATACGAGAGTTCTGTTTTGGGACGTTCCATACCGTCCTGGATTGGTTTGAAGAAAAAAGGATAATTGGTTGATATTGGTACCACCTTGTCTGTGAACATCTTCTTAGCATCAGCTCCAGTTTTAGATAATATGCCAAACCTAGAGTCTTTTGAAGTTGTAGCCTGGTTAACGCACTCAGATGAGGCCATAAAGCTAAATCCAGATCGCCTGTTCTTAAGGTAGCACATTCCATAGGATCGGGTGTCCACTTTACATGCTTCCCAAAAATAGAAAAATATCCTATTTGCCTGTCTAAAATCTGGTGATCCCACATCAATCTTTGTCCAGTTGAGGTAGATATAGTGTGATCCTGTAATGTAACACGGCTCACCGTTGCACATGAACCAATAACCATCATTACGATAATTGAACTCATCATCAATATATTTGTAATATTGATCTTTAATATTTTCTGAATAGCTTTTAAAATCATATAATGTTTTTATTTTTTTTAATGAACCTGGCCTTTCTCTTTTTATAAAATATTGATCCTTCTTTCTTTTTTCTTGTCCATCAATTTTTTTTGGAATTTTAGGTATACCTACCTTAAGACCTTGTATTTCATATATATCACCTAAGGTTCCATCTTTACTTATAATTACACAATCTAAATCTGGATTATATCCATACTTAAATTTTTTACTTTTATTAAGCTTTTGAACTGTTCTATTTTGTAAATGGTCTCGACTTATAGTATATAAGGTTTGTTTATACATTATTTAATACGATTTTCTACGCCTAAAAAAGTTTTATTTTTTTTACTTTCATTTTGTTTACCTGAAAGCTCTTCTATTTTATCTATAATTTTTAAAGAATCTTCAATAGCAACCCATTTAGCTTGAGCTGCAGTTTTTGCTTTTTCTGGATCTAATTCAACTAAATCTATATTTTGTCTTATTACTTTTTCGAGTTCTATTAATGCCTTTTCAGCTGCTAATATTACTGTGTTTCGCCGATCTTCCATAATTTATTGTTATATGATTTGATAAAATTCTATAAAGTTTTTCACCTTCAACTTCAAACTCATATTCAGAATCTGGTGTAAAGCCCACTACGTCTCCAATAGACACCCCTAATGCGTCTAAACCCATATTACTATAGGTAAGTACCCCAAATAAATTTTCATCTGTTTTAAGAGCCCATTTGTCATCTTTATAAAGGGGTTTAACAAAACAATAATCTGGTAAACTTACCCAATTATTATTTCTTTTATAAGCAAAAATTTGATCATTAGAAACAAGATATTCATTTTCATTTAAAAAACTTGCAGAATTTTTTTCATTTCCTTTTTGATCAACCCATCTTCTAAAAACATTATGATGTAATATTACTTTATCTCCTTTTTTAAGGATAGAATTATTATAAAGAGGAACTTGTAAAATTTTTCCAATACGGTTAACAAATATGTAATCCCTTTCTGTTATTTCTGTATTTACAACTAATTCCTTACCATCAACATTAGCCGTGTTGTTGTAGCGATTTTCAGTAGATATAATATATTCAAATAAAGATTGCATTAATAATCTAAATTATATTCAACAGATACAGCCATATTAGAATTAAAATGTTTCCATGGCAATACTTCTTTATTTTTTGTTATAA